TTTCGGCCGCCTCATGGTGGCCTTGCAGCTCGTAGCCTCCGGCAGCGCCAAGAAGAAGGCGGCGGAAGGAATCGGCTCCAACAAATACGTTCTCGCTCATTTTCGTTCCTCCCGTGCCTTCCGAAGGCACTTCATTTTGTAGGCAGTTGCCTGGTAGCCCTGCCAGCGGTCGGAAAACCATTGCTGCCAGATCGCGCAGCCCGGGAAGGTCTTGCGGTCTCCACCTTTGCCCACAGTAATGCTCGTGCAGCCAGCGGAGGCACATTTAAGGCAAGGGCTGTCCGCCGGGCGCGGGAGGTTGTCTGTGCTGCTCATTGTGTGTTCTCTCCTTTCGCCTTATTTCCGGCCTCTGCGGGCCTTTGGGGGCTCGCTGTTCATGGGCTGGTATCTGTTCTTATTCTCGTTCCATTCAAGCGCCACCGGAGCCTCACAGTTCAGGCAAGGCATATCAAACGCGGCATCCTGGATGTTCGTATGGTAGCGGTAAGCGCTGCCGCACTCGCACCAGATCTTGACCTGGCGCATATTTTTGAGCTCCGTTTTCCCGCCGCACTCCCGGCAGTAGCACGAAGAAATAGGCGTTTTTGCACAGAAGCCGCGTTCCTGGCCGCACTTCTCGCAGCGCACATACAAGAAACCGGTAAACTTTGCCGCTGCGGGCGGCTCCGGGGCCCTGTGGGCGCTTTCGGCGGGCGGCGTGGGTTTTGCCTTTGCGGGAATGTCCGGTCGCTGCACAACGCGTTCCTTCGGCGGTGCAGGGCTCTGGAAAACTTTCGGTGCAAAAGGCAGCTTGCCCACCACGCCCTTCACGGAATCCTCCACAGCCTTTGCCACGGTCTTTTCCAGCGGTTCTTCCTGCTTCTGCCGGGCGGCCGCTGCCTCCTTCTTTTTCAGCTCGCCGAGGATCTCCACGGCCAGGTCGTCCAGTGTTTCCCGCTCTGCGGCCGTGTGGCCTGGGTCGCCAAATGCGGCGCCCGCTTCATAGCAAGCCCGGCGCAGGACGCGCAGTTCTTCAACGTTGAAGGCTTCAAAACGTACTTTTTCCATGTGTTTCTCCTTAAAGCCAGGCTTCCACAATGCTGTCGTCCGGTGCTGCCGGAAGGCGGCTCATTTCGGCCGGAATTGCCTTTCGTAAGTCTTCCAGGGTATCTTCCAGGACCATGTATTGGGTGCTCGTCGGGACGCTCATGTCCCAAAGGCGGGCAACATAGCGCCGCGGGTAGTCGTCCTGGTTTGCCGTCACGATAATAACGGGGATCGCGGCCTGCTCCGTCAGCTTTGCATACTCGAAGCGGGCTAAATAAATATCGTCACTCATTCCAGAACTCCTTCCAGCTTTTCAATGGTTTCCAGGTACGGCAGGCCGGTGCGGCCGCCGAGGTGCACTTCCCAGGCCGGAAGAAACTCTTCCGGAGCTGCGCTTGCCATGGGCGGCGGCGTCCAGGTCTGGCCGTAGGCCGTCACGGTGGGCGGTGTGCGTTTCTTCTTGGTCGTTCCTTTCTGCACTACCCACGCAGTCCTAGCGGCCCGCCAGAAGGGCCAGGGAACGGCAAAGAAGCGGCGAAGGTTGAAGCTAACCAGAATCATGCCCACCGCCTTGTCGGTCGTCCAGGCGTCCAGGAAGGCCGCCTGGTGGGGCTGCACCGCGTCAAAATCAATTCGGCCGGTGTGGGTCTGCTTTGCCTCTACCGCAACAGGGGTGCCATTGTAGCGGCCCAGGAAGTCAACGCAAGATTTATGTTCCACCTTGCAGCTCTTGATCTGGCCGGTGCCGTCGCGTATCGGTAGGAACTCGGTCGGAACTTTGTAGACCACGGCTTTGCCGCTGCGGGTGTATAGGTCGTTCACCTGGATAACGAAGTCTTCAAAATCACGGCCGCGGTTTGCGAATGTGTTGTAACCTCTCATGCTGTCCTCCCTGGGCTTTAATTTTCTTCTGCCACTCACAGAGGGGGCAGACGTAGGTTTTACCGCCGCCTTTTGTTATGCGGCTCACGTTCCAGCGATTCCCACAGGTCTTACAGATCCGGTAGCACCGGCCATTCTCTGCGCTCATTTCGCCCTCCACGAAGGGCCGTCAAGGGGAACTGCAAGGCACATTTCCCGGAGGCGGTCAATCATCTTTTGGGCGTTCCGTTCGCTGCATCCGGCCGGGGTCAGGCTCCGGGTCAGCTCTTCGGTGCCGCAGTTGGTCGTCACGATCACCGGCATATAGGCTTCATAGCGGGCGTTTACAATGGTGAAGATCATGGATGAAGTCCACTCCGTCGCGGCCTCGCTGCCCAGGTCGTCAATAATCAGCAGTGGGGTTTCGGTGTAGAGCTTCAAAATGTCCGCTTCGTCGCCCTGGCCGTTGTAGGTCCGGCGCACATTCGCCAGAAGGTCGATCATGGTCATGCACAAGGCCGGGGTGCCGTTTCGGATCAGTTCATTTGCAACGGCTGCGGCCAGGTGTGTTTTGCCGGTGCCATAGCCACCCACCAAGAAAAGGCCGTTGCGCTCCCGCTGTGGGGGTACCGCTTCGCCGTCCTCCCCCTTGCCGGGAAGCATCTGTGCTTTGAACGCTGCCGCATACTCCTTGCAGGCGGTATAGGCCTTCTGGTTCTCCGGCGTCACCTGAAAGCGGGCAAAAGTCCTGTTCTGGAAGCGGGCGCCCATGCCGCTGTCACCCAACAGGCGGTTTATACGCCGGTTGAAGGCTGCGGCGGCTTCTGCGGCCGCTCTGGCCTCCTCTGCGGCCTTGTTCTTGGCTTCCGTTTTTTCCCAGTAGGCTTGCGCCCTGGGACAGGTGCAGCGCTCCGGCTGCGAATCCCAGCCGAACACGCGGTGCGGCGCAATGGCCGGAAGGAGGAAGCCCCTGTATTGCAGGGTTTTGCCGCAGAACTTGCAATGCTCCGGCTCCGGTGCCGGTTTGTCCATCTTGTAGCCGCGGCGGATTGCCTCGTCTGCCAGGATGGAGGTTTCACGCGGTGTGGAATCCTGCGAGGTCCTGGGTTGCCGGGACTGCGTCCCGTTGGCGATCATATCGCCCAGCTTTTCCATTTCGTGCTTCCTCCTTTGTCCATTTATCCGCATCGACGGCCGCTGCAAGGTCTTTCACGTCCTTCCCCCTATACCGTGCCAGTACGCCGCGGGTATATTTCCAGTTCGGCGCTTTGTTTCTCTGGGCGATTTCCATTGCGTGGATCACCACGTCGGCGCCAAACTCAGCGACAGCCTGGGTCAGGT